AAGCCGAATAAATGCATCACTATCAAAATCATCAGAGGAAGAGAAAGAAATATGGAAACAATACTGGCAAGAAAAAGAAAATATAGGAAATAAATATAAAACAGAAATACGAAAAAAAGAAACATATAAGCCAAAAAAAGCCTATGAGAGTTATTATGAAAAAATGAAGGGTCACGGCGAAATGGATAGTTGGACAGGAAAAGAATATACAAACGATGAGTTTATGGAGCATCTAACAGATAGTAACTGGCACAGTGAAAGAAAAGCATTAGAAGAAGCAAAATTGACTAACGAGGAACTTTCATACATCAAAGATAAAACATCATTAAGTAAATGGGGAGTTGGAGAAGAGTTAACTGGAAAAGAAAATGTTAATAAGATGATAGATGAAGCAAAAGGCAAATTCAGAGGTGCAAACAAGGAATTTCATTATGCAGGAGAAGAATTATATAGTGATGACCCAAATAGATTTGGGGATAAATTAAGAAAAATAAATGACAAAATGAACCCATCAAAAAATGATGATATATCTCCAATGAGTGAGTGGAGTGGTAGAACACAAGATGGTCCAAGTTATTTGCAAGAAAAAGCAACGAGATATTTTGAAGAAGAAGAAGAAAGAGCATTAAAAAACAAAGATATGAGTTACGGATATTCAGATAAAGGATTACAAAGTTTAAGTAACAAAGAATTAGATGAATATATCAAAAAACAAAAAGAACTTTCAAATGAATACACTAACAAATATAATCAATCATTAACATATGACCAAAGAACAACAAGAAATAGACAAGATACTGTATGGAATAAAGGTATGAAAACAAAATATGAAGGGCAACTAAATAGAGCAAATGAAGAAAAAGTAAGGCGTGAGAGAGAAGTTGACAAGTATTTTGATAGAGAAGATTATTTTGGTAAAGAAGCATATGAAAAATATGGAAGTGCATTACAAGAAAAATACGGTGGTAAGAAAATAACAAAACGTATAGATATGGCAGATACACCAGAGGGATTAAGAACAGTTGCAAAAGAGTTAGGTGCAAAAGATGAATTTGAAATGGTCGAAGCATTAGAAGGTATGGCAAGAAATGGAAAAGCCAAAGAAATATCAGATGGAGTATTTGAAATAAGTGGTAATTCATTGCAACAAAGATATTCTGGAACAATAGACTATTTACAAAAGACAACAAATATGAGTATGGAAGAAATCCTAGATTTATTAAGAAAAAGAGGTAAATAAAATTACTTCTTTTTTTTATCTAAAAGTGTTGACTTTTTATTAAAACTATGATATAATTATATCAAGAAATGAGAAAGAATATCATTTCAATGTTTATAGGTATTATGATGATAACACTCCGACAAGTATGTCAATGGTATTCATACACCGAAGGGGAGTAAATAGTTGAACCGAAGAGGTGGACAAAGTAATGAATAATGTGAGGATGGCTAACTATTCTATCCAAGTGCATAGTGCTATCATCCTAATGCTTATAAGCAGAAGAAAGGAAAAGGTACAATGAAAGCATATACAATTAAAGATGAAATTAGAAAATTAAAAGGAAAAAACGAATATACAAATTATGAATACTGTTGTGAGAGAGATGAGCAAGTAAGAAAAAGATTAAGCAGATACAGAAGAGAAGGATACAACGTAGAAACAAAACAAGATTGGTGGACAACAATACAAATAGTATTAAAAGAAGCAAAATAAAAAAAGAAGAGATAGGTCATTTTGACATATCTTTTTTTTTGTTTTATAATATATGTAGCGTTAGTGTTAACGACATAACACAAAGATATTTTTATCACACGTGGACTTGACCACGAAAAAAAATGTAAGGAGAAGAGATATTATATGAGAGAGTTTTTAAAAGGATTAGAGTTAGATAGTGAAACAATAGACACTATTATGGCAGAATACGGCAAGTTAGTAACAAAAGATAAAGAGGAACTAACAAACCTAAAAGGCGAACTTATTAGTCTGCAAGAAACTTCAAAAAATGCTATTGAATTGCAAGATAAGTATAACGAATTGTTAAATCAAATCGAGCAAGACAATGCAAACAAGAAAGCCAAAGCAGAAGAGGATATGTTAAATCAAAACATAATGACTGCAATAGGCGACAAAAAATTCGTAAATGATTATACAAGAAATTCTATAATCAACGAAGTAAAAGATGCATTAAAAAATGATGCAAATATCGGTAAATCTGCAAAAGATTTATTTGATGAAATTACAGATGGAAAAGAAGGTATTTTTATCAATCCTAATCAAATCGTAGATATGCCATCCGTAGATGAAAGTGTGGAAAACACAGTAACAAAAGAAGCATTTGATAAGATGGGATACAAAGAGAGATTAGAATTAAAAGCCTCAAATCCAGAACTATTTAAAAAGTATAACGAATAAAGGAGAGGAAAAAAATGAAAGAACTAAAATTAAATATTCAATTATTTGCATCTGGAACTACTAAACTAGAAAATATGGTAGACCCAGAAGTAATGGCACCTATGATTACTGCAAAAATCGAAAAAGCAATAGTGGCTACACCATTTGCTAAAATTGACACAACATTAGTTGGTCAACCTGGAAGTACAATTACTGTACCAAGATATAAATATATTGGAGAAGCAGAAGATGTTGCAGAAGGAGTAACTGCTGGTACAGTTAAGTTAGAAACTGATACTGATACATATACAGTTAAGAAAGCAATGAAGGCTGTTACATTAACTGATGAAGCAATCTTATCTGGTTATGGAAATCCAGTAGGAGAAGCAAATTCTCAATTAGGAAAAGCAATCGCTGAAAAAATTGATAACGATGTTATGGATGAATTAAAAGGAGCACAAAACACTGTTACATTAACAGGAGATATCTCTTATGACAATGTTGTAAATGCATTAGATAGATTTAATGAAGAGGAAAACGTACCAAAAGTTATGTTTATCCATCCAAAACAAGTAACACAATTAAGAAAAGATGATGATTTCATTTCTAACGATAAATATAACAACAATGTTATGCTTCGTGGAGAAATCGGTATGATTGCTAACACTCGTATAGTTGCAACTAAAAAAGCAATAAGCGATGATGGAGCATATTTCTTAAACCCAATCGTACAATTAAGAGCAGAAGCACAAACTGGCGATGATGAATTAGCAGCAGTAACAATCTTTATGAAAAAAGGAGCAAATGTTGAAACAGAAAGACATACTCTTAATAGAACAACTGATATTTCTGTTGATGAACATTATATCGCTGCTTTAACTGATGAAACAAAAGTTGTATTAGCAAAATTTGATGCAAGTGCAGTAGTAAGTTTATAGTATAAAGGAGGGCGTTTATGGAATTTGAAGGACAATACTTAACTAAAAAAGAGTATACTGATTTAGGTGGTTCTCAAATTGAGGAAACGCCTTTTAATATATTAGAATTTGAAGCAAGAAGAAGAATAGACATAAGAACTCAAAATAGACTAAAAGGTACAGAAACAACAGATGTACCACAAGAAGTTAAGTTATGCGAATTTAATATCATAGAAAATATAAGAGCATTTAATACATCAAAGAAGGATGCACAATTAAGTGGAAATGTTACAAGTGTAAATACAGATGGATACAGTGAAAGTTATCTAAACGCAACACAAATAAAAGATTTATTCAATTCTAATGAAGATGCGATAAAGAAAATAATCTATACTTATCTAGTAGAAGTAGAATTTAATGATAAATACTTAATATTTGATGGTAGGGATAATGTTAACAAATAGTAAATTAACAGTATATCACTATGATGGTGTAGATGAGATAACACACAATGACATCTGGACACGATATAACTACGATAAAGTGTGGTTCTTCGGTGGAAAAGGTGCAGGATTAAGTAAAGGCTATGATAATGCAAACGATGTACAAATAAGAATACCATACGATGAAAATAGTAATTTAGATATTAACAATTTCTCTATTGGAGATATATTGGTACAAGGCGAATTAGATGAAGATATACAAACACAACAAGATTTAGAAGATTATTTAATTTATAATATAACAAGTATAACAAATAACACTTATGGAAGAAATCAACATATAAATATAGGTGGTAAGTAATGTCTAAAAACATTGAATTAAAGTTGAATTTAAAGCCAACGACATCAATTATTTATATAACTGGAAGTGCAGAAAAAGGTCCAATCCATAGTTTATTCACACAATTATGTTACAATCATATGGAAAAATACACACCATTTGACACAGGTAATCTTGCGATAGATAGTGTTGTATTAAGAAAAGATAGTATAACTTATAACGCCCCATATTCACACTATATGTATATGGGTCAAGTTATGGGTCCAAATATACCTATCAAAGATAAGAACGGTAACATAGTAAGATGGTTTAGTAAAGGACCAAAACATTATACAGGAGCCCAAATCAATTATGATAAATCAAAGCATCATCTAGCAACATCCTATTGGGATAAGCATATGTGGAGTGCAGAAAAAGATGACATCATAAAAGAGATGGAGAAGTATTTGGAAAAACACGGAGGTTAATGATGGAAGATTATAGAATTTCGAAGTTAAGAGATTACTTGTTTAGTATTATAAACACATTAACAACAGATAGAAAATATCAAATTAGTGCAGATTTTTTAGGAGAAATCGGAGATTATTCATTAGATAAGATACCGACAGATAACGAAGTAGAAAGATGGATTATAGGAGTTGTTAAGCATAAAGATGTATATTCATTTAGAAGCAGAAAAGCATATAGTAAAGATTGGATAAATAACTTAACAAATATAGGATTTTTTGAGGAATTTGAAAAGAAAATCAAATCTAATAATGATGAAGGCGTATTGCCAGAAATAAAAGGTATAGAAAGTATACAATGTTTAAATTGTGGAGCATTGAATTATGCAGATGGAACACAAGCAACATTTAATATACAAATACAAGTAACATATAGAGATAGTGAAGAAGAGGAGGTAAGTCTATGAAAATCATAGCAAAAATTGATTTTACAACATTAAAAGGTAGTTATGTAAAAGGCGATGAAATAACAGATTTAACATATGAACAAATTGTAAAATTGAACGAAAAAGGATTTATAGAGCCTCTCACTTATAAAGATTTAGTGTTAATAGAAAGAGAAATGAAAAATAAGGAGGAAAAATAAAATGGCAGTAAAAGTAAATATACCAGATAATATTGAAAAGATTGAAAGAAGTGAATTTCTAACATTTTTAGACACAACACCATCTAGTAGTGCTACGTGGAAAATTTTAGGAATTGGTGTAACTGATTTCGGAATAGATTACGGAGCAAGTGTAGATAGTGAAAAGTGGATAATTGAAAACACTGCAAGAATAAATCACTCATCAAATGAAAAACAAGGAAGCGTAACTCAAACTGCATACAAAAACGACCCATTATTCGAATTTGTAAATGCTGGTAGAGATAAACTAAATTACAAAACACACATCCTTGATATTGATGTATGGAACGGTAACGGTTCTAGTTATCCTGCAAAGAAGAGTGATGGTAAGATTGTAATTGAAAACTATATGGGAGAAAACGCTGCAATAGAATATACAATTCATTATGAAGGCGACCCTGTTGAAGGAACAGTTACATTTGCAGATGGTGTGCCAACATTTACACCAACAACAAGTCTATAAAAAAGAAAAACTCATAAGGGGCAAAGGCAAAATAAAGCCTAGCCCTTTTTTTAATAATTGAAGAAAGATAGGAGATTATAAAATGACAGACAATTTTATAAAGTTAAGTAAAGATAATTTATTAAGATTAAAAATACAAACAGATGAAGGAATAGATACAGGGGAAGAATTAGTTTTTGATTTAGAGGACATTGAATTGCCATTAAGATACCAAGAACTAATTGAAAGAGATAAAAAGAACAAGGAACATCTAAAAAATCAATTCTTAATAATTGATAAAAGAGAAGATGTAAAAGGTAAAAAACTATTAAGTAAAAATGATGAAGATAAAATTAAAGCCTTAAATGATTTTTTCAAAGAAGAAGTAGAAGTATACAATATGTTTTTAGGAGAAAATGGAGTAGAGAAACTTCTTAACGGCAGAAAATTAGGGTGGACAACTCTAAATGAAATAGATGAAATAATTGAAAAACAAATAGCACCATACGTAAGTGTAGATATGAAGAATATTGCAAATAAGATAAAAGATAAATATAGCCAAGCATTAGAAAGAAATAAAGAAGTATTAAAATAATGTATCCATATTATGTTGAAGTAGATGGCAAACGATATAGAATAAATACAGATTTTAGATGTGCCATCAGATGTAATGAGATAGCATTAGATGATACAATAGGCGATTTTGAACGTGCATTGGCTATCATTTACACGCTTTTTGGTCAAGAAGGTATTGATGCACCAGAGCATTATAATAAGTTGCTAGAATTGGCTCAAAAATACCTATTATGTGGTAAAGAGCCAGATAAATCAAACGAGAAGCCAGATATGGATTTCATTGAGGATTATTCTTATATAAAAACATCGTTTAGAAGCGATTATGGAATAAAACTGGATGAAGAAAATATGCATTGGTGGGAATTTATGGAACTTATGAACGGACTTTCAAATAGTGAATTTGGAAATTGTTGTGTATTAAATAAAGTACGTAATTTGAGAAATTATGATACAAAAGATATAAAAGATGTAAAACTAAAACAAAAAATAAACGAAGCAAAAAAGAAAGTAGCGTTAAAACGATACCAGAAGAAAGTGGAACACACACAAGAGCAAAGAGAGAGAGTAAATGAATTATTAAAACAATTAGGAATAAGAGAGGAGTGATATTATGGACAATAGTAGTGGTGTATTAGTAATTAAGACTAAAATTGATACAGATGGATATGAAAAAGATTTAGATGAATTAGTTGATATTACTAAAAAGGCTAGTAAAGATGCAGGAGAAGATTTAGGCGAAGGCATCGAAGAAGGCGTAGAAGAAGCAACAAAAAAATCTTCGAACACAATAGGAACTGCATTAGCAGGGGCGTTAGCAAAAGCAACTGGAACAGGAAAAGGGTTATTAACAGTAATAAAAAGCATCGGAGCAATCGCAGGAAAAGTTGCAATAATGGTAGGTGTAGCATTAGCAGTAGTAGGAGCCATTGTTGTTGGTGTATTACTAATTGCAAAAGCAGTAAAAAAAATATATAACGAAAATGAACAGTTTAGGAGTAATATACAATACATTATATGGGCAATAAAACAAGCAATAGAACAACTTATAGAGCCAGCGTTAAAATGGATTGGAGATGCCTTAATTAACATCGTAAATATAATTGTACAAATATTAAAATATACGGCAGCAGTAATAAAACTTATAACTGGTAAAAATATATTTGAAAAAGCATCTGCACAAGCATTTGCAGATAGTATGAAACAAGCAGATGAAAGTACTGGTGGAATAGCATCTAATTTAAAAGAGGCAAAGAAACAACTAGCAGGATTTGATGAAATGAACGTATTACAAGACAATTCTGGTGGTGGAGGTGGAGGAGTAAGTGCTCCACAATTTACAATGCCAGATTTTGACTTATCAGATATAGGAGATGCAGAAAATAAAATCAAAGAATTTACAAAATCTTTGGAAAAAGGATTTGAAGATTTGAGAAAAGCAGCAAAAGAAACACCAATAGAAGATTACATAGATGAATTTGGATTATACGGGATATCAATTAAAGGATTATTACAAACAGTATATGGCGAGTGGGAAATATGGTTAGGTCAATGGGATATTGTAGGAGGCTTATATGACTTAATCGTAGCATTTTTTACTGGCGATGATAAAGGAATAGAAAAAGCATTAGATAAGATATGGGGTGGATTACAAAAATGGGCAGAAGGCTCACAAGATAGAGTTATAGGAATATTAGAAATAATAGCAGGCTTATTTTTGGGAAGTGCAGAAACAACGTGGAATTTATTAAAGCCATTATTCACAGGATTGTGGGATTGGTTAGTAGAAAACATATTCAAGCCAATCGGAGAAAAAGTTGGAGAAGTATTAGCACCAGTCGTTGAAACTGTAACTGGTATATGGGAAACAATAAAAGGAGTAATAGGCATAGTTGCAGAGTGGGTTAAGACAACAATAATTGACCCAGTAGTAGAATATGTAACAGGATTGTGGAACACAATAAGTGAAGGAATAAATTTTGTATTAGAAATAGTAACAAGCATTATAGATACAATATGGTCAAATGTAGAAATAATGATAGATAATATAGTACAAATAGTAAACTTCTTAATAGAAAAAGCAAAAGAAATAATAGAACCTATAATTGCGTGGATTGTGGATAATATAGTAAATCCAATATCAAAATTCTTTACAGATTTGTGGAACGATATTGTTGATGGTGTAAAATCTGCAATAAATTCAATCCGTGAAGTAGTAATAAAGATAGCAAGTTGGGTAGATAAAAACATAATAAAACCGATAGCAAAATTTTTCACAGGATTATGGAACGATATAACAAAAGGTGTTGAAAAGATAAAAGAAAAAGTTGAAACAATATTTAGCAAAATTGTATCATATGTATCAACTGCAATTTCATCAATCGTTAAGTTATTCAAAGACATAGGAGCAAAAGTAGGAGATGCAATCGGTGGAGCATTTAAAACTGTTGTTAATGGTGTGTTAGGAGCAGTAGAAACTATATTAAATGCACCTATAAGAGCAATAAATAAATTAGTAGATGTAATCAATAAAGTGCCAGGATTAAATCTATCAAAATTAAATACATTTAGTCTACCTAGATTGGCACAAGGTGGTATAGTTAACAATCCAGGACCAGGAGTTATGATGGGAAGTTATATAGCAGGAGAAAGAGGTCCAGAAGCAGTACTTCCACTAACAGATGAAGTATTCGATAGATTAGGTATAGCAATAGGTAGACATACAAGTATAAATGCAACAATACCAGTTTATGTAGGTAATAGACAAGTAGCAAGAGAATTAAGAAGAATAGATGCAGAAGATAATTTTGCTTTTAATAGATAGGAGGTTGGAATATGTTTATAGATGAAAATAGTATTATAGTAAATAATATCAATTTAGGGCCTTATTTAGTCCAAGCAGAATATCAATATCCAAAATTATGGGCAAGTGATAGTGGAAGAAATCTAGCAGGGGTTCAAAGTGGAACATTGATAGGAGTTTTTCCAAAGTTAGTTTTACAATTCAGAAAATTAACAAAAGAAGAATTAAAAATGATTGTGCCTATATTAGATGCACAATATCAAACAGTAACATATTATGACCCAAACAAGCAGGCAAATGTTACAATGACAACATATACTGGCGACTATTCAGTAGTAAACAAAAGCATAATAGATGGCAATCATAAGAACGAAGGATTTAGTTGCTCATTTATTGCAGTAAGAAAGAGGGCATAATATGAAGGTACATACAAATGATTTTAAAAACGAAATAAAAAAATTTGGTAGACAAATAGATAGTGTTATTACATATACAAGTGGTGGACAAACAGTAGAGTTAGGTGCCGAACAACTTAACTCTATTACACCACATTATGAAGGTTCTATACTAAAATCTGTAATGAAACAATTAGACATAGATAGTAATGTTGAAATACCAGAAGGAACAATAATCAATTATAAGTTTGGAGTAAAAACGAGAAGTGGAAAAAATATATGTCCATCAAGTATAAATGATTGGGAAAGTGGGCAATATAGTTCAAGTGATGGAACAAAGGGTACAAGTAATTCAAGAATAAGATTAAAAAACTTATTAAAAGTAAATCCAAGCACAACTTATTATTTGAATACTTATGCTACTGATACAAATTATAAGTTTGTAATAAGAACTTATGATAGCACAGGAACATTTGTAAGAAGTATAGGTGCAGTAAACAATAATGCAACAATAACAACGAGAAACACAGAATATTATTTGGGTATAACAATGTATAATAGCACTTCTTCTTCAATCAATTTCAATACTTATGTAAGTTTATTTGAAAGCGAAGATATAAAACCTTTTATATGTTTAAATAGTGAAAGTGATAAATCATACGAAGCATATGGAGAATACGACTATGTTAATTTTGGTAATTATGTTGTTTATAAAGTAGAAAAACAAGAAGATACATATAGTTATAAAATAACTTGTTATGATAAGATGCTTTATTCGATGATACCTTATGAAGCAATGAATATAACATACCCAATAACTATAAGAAATTATTTAGGTGCGATATGTACTAAATTGGGGTTAACTTTTAAAAATGCTAGTGATACATTTGCAAATTATGATAAAGAAATATTAAGTGAATTATATTTAGATAGCGATGGTAATAGTTTAGATTATACATTTAGAGATGTATTGGATGAAATAGCAGGAGCAACTGGTTCGACAATATGTATCAATGAAGATGATGATAAATTAGAAGTAAGATACATAACAGATACAAATGACACAATAGATGAAGAATATTTAAAAGACATAAATGTAACATTTGGAGAAAAATATGGACCAATAAATTCAGTAGTATTAACAAGGTCAGGTGGTAGTGATAGCATATATGTAAGAGATGAACAAAGTGTTG